TTCCTCCTCTTTTCCTTCCAGCCAGTTTAGAAAATCAAACTGCCCTTTCAAATAGTGCCACTGTTTAGTATTTACCTCGGCATATTTAATTTTTTTCTCTAATTCATATCGCTTTTTCTCAAGTTCTTTTTTTGTTTTCATTTTTTCACCTCGTAAATTTCCAAAGTTCCAGAAACTTCATCGTCTTCTATTACAAATGTTCTCCCATTTTCCGTTTTGTAATAGAATAATGTTATTCCATTCCCCAGTGCCTTTATTTTTTTTTGTGTAAGCAATTCGCACATATCCATCAACAAGCACTTTTCAAGCAAATTATTGTCCCATATTTTCAGGAAAATCTCTTCATATTTATTTTTATCCATATTTAACTCTTCCTCCTTGATTTCAATTATCCCCCCTTGATATTTAAAACTGGTCTTCTGAATTAAACATTTCTTTCAGTTCTTCATCTTCAGAATTGCTTTCATTTATTGAATCTGATTCATTGATAACTATTTCATCTACTGTGTCATTTATGTTGTTTTCATTATCAACGTATTCGACTTCAATATTATTTTTATCGAATTCCCTTATTACAGCCTGGTCCGCTTTTTGTGCTGTCTGCATTTCAATGCTCAGTATTCCAAATTTACTTAACAATAGCTTTAAAACTGTTTTTTTAGCCATTGTATTAAAATTAGTTTGCCAACTTGAACCTTTATAGCTGTATGTTTTACTGAATTTTTTAGCATGAGTTTCTATTTCTTCCTTACTCATTACATTGTACTTTTCAAATCCGTTTATTGTCTGAAAGTAAGCAACATAATGAGTTATTTCATCGCTAAGTCTGTTATCAAGATTATATTTCAATTCATCTGTAATTGGGTCGTAGCTTTCAAATTGACCCTCATACAATTCAGTAACATTTATTCTCTTGTATTGTCCTGTTCTTATTGCCAGCTGAACAAAACCTTTATATCCCATCTGGAACTGTGCTTCATTCTTGCCTTTGTTGTTATAAGGCACTATATACGCAAATCCCAAGTTTGGGTCTATTGGTAAATCCAATGTTGCGGCAATTGCCCCTGCTTTTAAAATACTGTTTGGGTCTGCCTGTTGAAGTTGTGCATTACCGTTTGTTGTATTGATAAGCGAAGTTAAGAATCCAACAGCTTTATTTCCTAACATCTCCTGAAATTTCTTTTTAGTAACATCAGCGTTTACTAACGCTTTTAAAGTACTTTTTCCCACATTGTTATTTTTCTTTGCTAATTTATTTGTATTATCCATTTATCTCACTTCCTTTTCATATTCTAAGTTATATTTTTCAATAACAGCTTTCAATTCTGTTACTGCTTCTTTGCTTAATCCACTAACTTTGATACAGATATATGTTCCTTTTTTATCTGTATTTTCTGATTTTGGCTCAGAAGTTTTTTCTTCAGTAGCTTTTGCCACTGCTTCCTGTTTTTCATGTTCTTTTTTTCTTTCCAGTTCTTCAAGTTCTTTTTGTTTCTTAAGTTCTGCTTCTTCCAAGGCTCTTTGCTTTTCTTCTTCTGCCTTTTTCTTCATATTTTCTTCAGTTGCCTTGATTTCATTTTTCTTTTCTATAAGCTTTTTCATGATACTGTCGTATTCTGCAATCATTAAATACTGTACATCTTCAAAGCTTATTTTATTTTCTATTTCTTCATTTATTGCTGTTAATTGAGAAGTAATAAAGTTGTATCTTTTACTCCAGTATTCAAACTGTTCTTTTATTTCTTCTTCAATTTTTTTAAGTGTCATTGTCTTATTTTTCCAGTCTTCATTTACTGTAAACCACTGTTCTAGAAATTTATTTTCTGAAAAAATTTTTTCTTTTATTTTTCCTATTTCTTTTAACTTTTCTTGATATTCTTTTTCTTTGAAAATATCAATTTGTTCTTTTATATTATCAGATAATGCTTTAGTATCTTTTTCTGCTGCTTTTAGCTTTTCGATCAGCTTTTCTATATTTGCATTAGCTTCTTTCTGAATTCTCTTTCTTTCTTCTGAAATTGTTTTTTCTAATTTATTTAATTTAGTTCTTTCTTTTTTAGCAAAATCTATTCCATCTTCTGTTACAATCCAACCATTATATTTTTCTTTCACTGCTGTCATATAAATTTCAACTTCTTCGATGTTGCACTCAATTTTTGCTGGTGTTAATTTTTTTATTTCAAACTCCACAACCTGTAATTCCTTTGCTTCCATATTCCCTCCTAAATTTGTAATTTTCTTCTATAAACTGGCTCAATATCATTTATGATGTATGAATTGAATTCCAGCTCTTTTTCTATTATTTCCTTTATTGCTTCCTCGTTTCGAGAACATTTATAGACATGTAAAGCACTTCTATCTTTTTGAAATGCAAGTGTTATATCTGCAAATAATACCGCATATTTCCATCCTGTTACAGCCAGATAATGTTGTATTTGCAGCCAATAATGAATTGGTATATCTGTTATGGTATATTTACCTTCCTCATCTTTTTTTAACCAAATATCATAAAATTGGCTTTTATTGAAACAAGTAGCTGTTTTTATTTCTAGAACTCCTTTATCTCCGTTTTTATCTATTAAAACTCCATCTAGATTTGCAGACATAAATGGATATTTTAAACTTTCCAATGTTTTATTTAAAGTACTAACTTCGTACTCAGTATATTTTTCAGAAAAAAGTCCTATCAGATGGGGCTCGCTATTTTTACCTCTAATAATAGCTTTATTGCTACTCAAATCATCAGGAACTTTTCTTCCTGTTTTTTCTCTCCATAATTCAACGGGATTTTTATATTCGTTATATCCCATTATAGTGGCACAATCAGAGCCGCCTATGTGCTTATTTCTTATGCCATGCCACTCTGCTTCATTAGAGTAGCTTATTTCCCTGTATTGCATTATTCCTCCTCGCTGGTAATCAACTTATCAGTTGACTGTTTATTTTTGAAATTCTGCCAATGTTTTCTTCCAGCTATCTCTGTAATATCTCATTGACTTTAGCACCTTTTTTACTGTTTCCTCTTCGGAAGTTCCTAGAAAGGATATTATTTCATCCTGTATTTCCTCTATTTCTTCTTTTAGTTCAAGTATTTTGTCTATTTTCTCCATTCCTGCTCCTATTTTTTCAGTGACCAATTTTCTTTTTTAGCTGTCTCAAGTACATGATAGACTTCAGACACGCTAATTTTACATCTTGTTGCAATAAGCTTTGTCTCATAAGGCAATAGGCAACTGTTCCTCAAGTAAGCTATTGAGAGACTTAAGTCATTCAAAGTCTCAAGGAAAACGTTCTGCAAATTTTCAACCATTTTCCACCACCTACTCCCATGTTTTTCTATCAAATGCCTTGCCAAAATATAAGCAAGTTGCAGATATAGCCATTAAAATTATCGCTGTGAATAAGTTACCAGCTCCGCCTGTTGCAAATAATGCCGCCATTCCTATTCCTGAAAGTATTTTTCTCATTTTATTCACCTACTTCTCTTATTTTTTCTTGCAGAATTTCAAATGCTTTTTCAACATTTTCATCCACTTTATAATTAAAAACTATTTCATCATCAGCATACCTTGCTGACTTGTTTTCTCTTTTTCTTTTAAAAATTCTTATCCAAAACCCATTTTCTGCAAATTCTATTGTTAAAGAAACTTGTTTATTTTGTTCTCTGATTTCTATAAATTTTTCAAATATTTCTTTTTCTTTATTCATAAATTCCTCCTAAGCTATTTTCCCAACAATCACACACTTAATTTTTGACACAGTGTGAATCATGTCAGGTTTTTTTATGATTTTCTGTAATTCTTCGTTCCCGTATTCTGACGAACTTAATTCGTATTCATCGTATATTCCAGAATACTCAAAGCCCTTTATTTCTTCTTCTGTTATGTCAGGGATTTTATTTTTCAATCTCTCAAATCCCCAATCGTAGTATTCCATTTGGGCTATGCCTTGCTGTGGATAGCCAAAGCAGTTTTGTATTGCCCATTCTCTAATTATTTTTTCTTTTTCTGTCATTTGATTCACTCCTTGTACGTTTAAAACGTATAAATTTGATAAAAAAAATATAAAACTTCTATTTTCCTGTTTGTGAATACATTATATACGATTTAATCGTATAAGTCAAGAAAAAATATTATTTTTTTTGAAAAAATAAAGTATAATTATAAAAAAAGAAGTGCGAGGATTTAACATGAATAATTTAGGATTAACACTCAAAAAACTTAGAGAAAGTAAAGGTTTCACAATAAAAGAACTTGCTGAAAAAGCAGGTATTTCGAATGGAACAGTCGGAGATATAGAATCTGGAAGAAATGGATCTACGATTAAAACGATTGAGAAATTGGCAAAAGCACTAGGTTTAAATAAGAATGAAAGAGAGTTACTATTTTCGGCTTTTATGCCAGTCGATATAGGAAGAAAATTATCTAAAAAAGAAAGGGTGCAATTTGATGATGTGTTAAGCAGTGCGAGTTACTTTTTCAATGATGAAAATTACGATGAACAGACAAAAGAAAAGCTATTGTTTTCATTACAAGAACTGTTTTTTGATGCTAAAAATAAAAATAAAAGAAAAAAATAGGAGCTATTAATGAGAAAAAGAAAAAATATAAAGCTTAGGGTCAAAAATTTAATTGAAAAATATAATACTAAAAATCCGTATATGTTGTGTAAAAAAATGAATATAGATGTCAGGTTCAGAGATTTAGGAGAGATAAGAGGATATTTCAAAAAGGTGCTTGGAAATAAATATATAGTGATAAATGAAAATCTTGATGAATATTCAAGAAAAGTAGTATTAACACATGAATTAGGACATGCAACAATGCATTCGAGCAAAAAAGTTCTGATGATGAAAGAATCTTTTTATAGATATAGTCCAGAGCTGGAAGATGAAGCAAATGAATTTTCTGTTGAATTACTGTCATATGATACTGAAGAAGTAAGCTATGATACTGTTAAAAATTCTGATTTAGGTCTTGAAGTAATGGAAAGAATGAAGAAATATAAAAAATAAAAGGAGAGATTTTTTATGGAGTTTAAAGAAAGAATTGATGAGCATGTGAAATTAATCAAAAAGTATAAGGAAGAAAATTTTAAGGAAGAACAGACAAAAATGTATTTGATAGCGCCTTTTTTAAATTTGCTAGGATATAATGTTTTCAATCCTGATGATGTTGTTGCTGAATTTGTGGCAGACATCGGAGATAAAAAAGGGGAAAAGGTTGATTATGCTTTGAAAATCAATGGAGAAATTGAAATATTAATAGAAACAAAATCTATAACAGATGAACTAAACAATCATGATATACAGTTAAAAAGATATTTTAATGTAACCAAAGCGAAAATTGGAATACTTACAAATGGTATAGTGTATAAGTTTTTTACAGATCTGGAAGAAAAAAATATAATGGATAATAAACCTTTTTTAGTAGTAAATTTCTTGGATTTAACAGAAGATAAAATTCTTGAAATGAAGAAATTTACAAAGTCTAGCTATAATTCTGAGCAAATTCTGACAAGTGCAGAAATATTGAAATATTCAAATGGTATAAAAAATTATTTGAATAGACAGTTAGAAAATCCTGACGATGATTTTATCAAAATAATTGGTAAAGAAATTTACGATGGAAGACTTACTCAAAATAAAATTGAGGAATTTAAAGTCATATTCAAGGATACATTCAAGAATTTTATAAATGATTTTATACGTAAAAAGTTTGAAACTGCCCTTGAAAGCTCAAAACAACTCTCAAGCGAAACAGAAGAAAAAGTTGAAGAGTTAATAGAAGAAAAGCAGGATAATCTGATAATAACGACACAGGAAGAATTGGAAGCATATTATATAATAAAATCAATTCTTGGAAGATATACAGATATGGAAAATTTAACATTTAAGGATACTAGAAGTTACTTTGGAGTGCTATACCAGAATAACACTAGAAAATGGATATGCAGACTGGAAATAGGAGAAAAAATAATGTTAAGATTTCCAACTGAAGAAAGATATGAAGGTGGAGGAATGGTTGAAGAAAAAATATATATTGATTCTTTAAGGGATTTATATAAATTTGAAGAAAAGTTAGTTGAAATACTAAAAAAATATTTACCTGAAGAAAAATAAATAAAAATACAATAAAAAAAGGAGTGATCGTTTATGTATTTTCCATATTTGAGAGGAAAACAATTTGAGTTTATTGCTATAAAAGAATTGTATCAAAAAGGATTATTAAGCAATGTTATTCCAATTTTCGAGCCAGTAAAGGAGAATAATTTGCATTATTTTGATAAATTTAAAGATATTAAAATTATTTTTGGAATAATAGCTAATCCTAAAGTTGGTAATTTAGTAAATAATTATCATATAATAGAAAATATTGTTCAAAATAATAAAGACAATATCTATGTTTGTATTTTAGTAACTAGTAATAATGAATCAGAGGTAGAGCATTTAAAAAAATTATACAGTGATTATAAGAAAATATATATCCATAAACAATACAATAATAGTCTTAATAATAGACTTAGTATATTTAATGATGGAGAATTTAATTTTATTTCGAGTTCAATCGGGAATCGGTATTCAATTTTAAAAAATAAGGTTTTACTTGAAGATAGTTTTATTAAAGCAGAAAGAAATTCAGATTATCCTCTTGAGGACTACTTTAATAATTATTGTTTTACTTATAAATCAATTGGATATTTAGGGATATCTGATTATTTAACTATAGGCGATTCATATAGTGAAAGTGGAGGGCAACCATATACTGTCACAATTCATCTGAGTTTTCTGAAAGATAATGGAATTTATATTAAACATTTTGCTTCTGATTCAGGGGGATATCGAGGAGATGCAAATAAAAAATTTTTTGAAGCGTTAGATAAGCTAGTTCAATTTGCGGAACAAAATAATATATCTTCAGAAGGTATATTTGAATTTATTCAATGGCGAAAAGAACATTCTTTTCCAGCATTGGGTTCAGTAAAAAAAGCTTCAATGAAGCATCATATTGAATTATTAAGCAAACTTGTTTGACAAAAAATAGAAAAAAGAGGTATAATTAAATAAAAAAGTGAGATAAAAATGGAAAAAATAAATTATAGAGGACTTTCTGTATTGTATAATAGAACTTTTGTTAGAAAAATAATTTCAAATAATTATAAAAATTATTTAGAAAATATATTAAGTAGAAGTAATTATCTTGTAAAGGAAGTTTCTTTAGTTCATGTTTTGGACTCATTATATTCAGAATTTAAAAAAAATTATAAATGTGAGTATGTTTACAAAAATACTATAGTTAATAAAATACTTCTAGGAAGGCATTCTTTAAATACTTCTACACTAATTTCAGAATTGAATGTTGGAAAATCAAAAGCAGATATAGTAATCTTTAATGGAACTTCAACAGTATATGAGATAAAAACGGAACTTGATTCACTTAATCGGTTAGAAGCACAATTAGAAGATTATTTAAAATGTTTTGATAAAATATACGTTATAACAACATTAGAAAATATCAAAAAATTAGAAAATAAACTTTCTGGGAAAATAGGATTAATAGAATATACTAAAAGAGGTACTTTAAGAGAACATAAAAAAGCAGAAAGTAATAAACGAAATATTGACAAAAAATCCTTATTTTCATTGTTCAGAAAAAATGAAATGCTTAATATAATAAAAAAAATAGGTTTTGAAATTCCTGATGTGCATCCAAGATATCTAAGGGAAGAATGTGAAAAAATATTCCTGAAATTAAGTAATGAAGAAGCGCATAATATCGCTATAGAAGAAATAAAGAAAAGAAAAATAAAAAATGAACAAAAAGAAATAATAGAGATGGCACCTGAATCTTTAAAATTTTTCTTTTTGGCTGAAAATTTAAATAAGAAGCAATGTAAATTTCTCAAAGAATTGCTTTTTAACTAAGAGCCTATCTAGGCTCTTTTTTTGTTGCTAAAAAAATAGTTTGACTTATACGATTAAATCGTATATAATTAAAATGTAATTTTTAAGAAAGAGGTGTAAAAATGGAAAATAAAAAAATTGCACAAGATATCTATAGTAAAATAATCTTAGAAATAAAAGAAAAGAAAATCTCACAAAAGTCAATAGCTGAAGAGATAAATATGACTCCGCAGACTTTTTCAGATAATATGAATAGATTAATTGAAGGAAAATTTCCTAAAGTTGAATTTTTATTAGATGTTCAAAAAGTTTTGGGAGTAGATCTTGGCATAAATTTTTTTAATCATTAAATACGTTTAAAACGTATAAAAAGGGTTGATATTTTCGAGAGAAGTCCTCGTTAAAACTTGCTGGCACAGACTCCTATAAAATTTTTATTGTTTGATATTGTTTGATTCTGATTTCTTTTAAAATTGTGCCAGTTGTTTTTGGACAGTTTGCCTGAAAGGAAAAAGGAACAGTTTAAAACTGTGATAGTGATATCTTATCGGTTCGAGTCCGATACTGTCCGCCAATTTCTTTAAAATGATTTTTAAATTTGATAATTGAGTGAGGTGAGAATAAAAAAATCGGACAAAAGTCCGATATCAGTGGGTTTTATAATTTAATTATAAGAGTATTATATCAAAAAAACCAAGAGGTGTAAAGATGGAAAAACCAAATTTTTATGGAATAATGCCTGCAGATGTCAGGTATGATAAAAACTTAAAACCGATGGAAAAGATACTATATACAGAAATAACAGCATTAACTAATTCTAAAGGTTATTGCTTTGCTACAAATTCATATTTTGCTGAACTCTACGAAGTTCATAAAAATACCGTAGGGAACTGGATAAGTAATCTTGAAAAGCAAGGCTATATAAAAACGGTTCTGATTTATAAAAAAGGAACTAAGGAAATTATGGAAAGAAGGATTTATATTAATCAAAAAAATGTTATACCTATCAACGAAAAGATTGATACCCCTATCAATGAAAAAGTTGATACCTATCAACAAAAAGATTGTGACCCTATCAATGAAAAAGTTGAGGATAATAATACAAGATTAATATTAAATAATAATATTATATATTTATTTAAGAGCAGCGAGTTCAAAGAAAAATTTGACTACTTTGTTCAGCAAAGGAAACTCGAAAGGAAAAAAGAAGGTAAAGACTTAGGAATTTTAGAAATAGATTTGTATCAGAAAAGATTATATGAGTTATCAAAAGGCGTTGAAAAAGAAGCATTGAAAATATTAGAAAAAGCAATAATGAGGAACTGGAAAGATTTTTATATAGAGGAGGGAAACAATGGAAATAATTTCAACACGAGATATAGCAGAAAAAAAGAAGACAAGCACTCAAAAAAGCCAGATTACACAAAAGGATTTGATGACTGGAACTAATGTTGAAACTGTATCTTTCAGTATTTTTAGACAACAAGATATTTTTAAATATATGAGACTTTCAAAACTTACTGAACAAGACTGGTATAAAAGATTTGAAAATGCGAAAGTTTTAAGTCCTGAAGAAAAAGAATTCAAAAAATCATTTGAAAGATATTGTGAAAATTTTGAAGCAATAAAGAAAAAAGGGCTTGGAATAGTAATGATAGGAAATCCTGGCACTGGAAAAACTTTCTACACAAACTGTATTATGAATGCTTTAAATTCGAAGTATCTTGTGTACAGAACATCATTATCAGCTTTGTTGGAAGAAATAAGGGAAAGCTACAAAAAGCGTAATGATGAAAATGACGAATTTTTACTTGAAAGACTTTCAAAAGCTGAATTAGTTATATTCGATGACCTTGGAAATGAATTTCTAAGTGACTGGGGAAAAGAAAAAATGTTCATGATTCTGAATTTTCTCTATGAAAACGATAAGTCAATGATTATCAATAGCAATCTTGATTATGAACAGTTAGAAGAATTTTTAAAAATAAACGGTAGCGACAAACTCATGGACAGGATCAAGAGCAAATGTAAAAAATATCTTTTTAACTGGGAAAGTAGGAGAAAAGATTTATATAAAAAAGATTTTGAAAAGTATTTTTAGGAGGATAAATGAAGATAATAACGGAAAATGATGTCATAAAAGCTGAACAAATTAGCTTGCTTCAAGTAATTAGTTAATGGGTAAAATAAGAGTTTATTTTATGGAAATAATAGATTTAAATGGTGGTAAACATCAGATAAAGTCAGATGATTATCAAAAAATATGGGCATTTGTTAAGAGGCATAAAGGGTCAATAAAAAATATTCATTCTGGAAATAAATTAGTTTCAGAGAAAAAATACTTAGAAATGAAAAAGGAAGAAAATTTTAAATAGGAGGAATAATGGGAATAAAATTCTTAGGAACAGTAGAAATCAAAGAAAATATGACAACAGAAGAATTAGATAAAAAAATATCTGAAGTTATTGAGGGTTTTCAGAACGGCATTGATAAAAAACAACAAGCGTTGAGTAGCAAGGACAATGTTAAAAGTCCTAAGCATTACAAACTTGAGGGCTTAAATGTTGAAAGTATAGAAGTCATTAAGTCGGTGCTAGGACAAGAGGGATTTAAGGCATTCTGCAAGGGAAATACAATGAAGTATTTAATCCGGGCAGAAAAGAAAAATGGAACTGAAGACTACAGGAAAGCAAAAACATACTTAGATTGGTTTTTGAAAGAGTGTGAAGAGCATGATTAAGCTTGAATTACCAGTTTACTGGCAGACTAGAAAGAATAAAATAACTCTAATGAGCCTAAACTGGTACAGGAATGAGAACGAACATGTAAAAAACAAAATTAAGCATGAATATCATGACTTGATAAGATTAAAACTTTTAAAAAACAAAGAAAAGATAAAAGGCAAATATCAGGTACGGTATAGATATTTCTACAAGAATTCGGGAAGTGACCTTGAAAATGTAGCTTCAGTAATCGGAAAATTTCTGAATGACGCATTAAAGGAACTGGGGATAATTGTAGATGACAGTGTTAAATATTTAGTCAATAGTCAACTGATAGTTGACAGTTGTGATAAAAAAAATCCAAGAATGGAAATAGAAGTGGAGGAAATAGAATGACAAATAAGCAAGTTTACGGAATGATAGAAATGGTAGGAGAATTCTATCGTGCAATGGGCGATGGAGAATACATAGGAACAGGAAAATATAAAAATATCGAAAGAAAAACAATGAGGGAAAATATATTTCATGAAGAACTAACCGAGTTTATAGAAGCTAGTTCTTATAAAAGGGAAAAATTAAGAAGAAAAGGACAACTGGATGCTATATGTGACATGTTCTATGTTGCGGCAGGAAATCTGCTTGAGAACAGTAAGAGCATTGAACAGGCAAAGCAGAAGTGGACTAAAGGTGGTATCTGGGAAACGGACACTGCGGAAAAAATGAGAAAAAGAACTGATTTTGATGTTCATACAGTGTATGAATCGTTCAAGGAAGTACATCGGAGCAACATGACAAAGGTATGCAAAGATGGAACAGTATTAAGGCGTGAAGATGGGAAAATTATAAAACCTGATACATTTGAAGAGCCTAATTTGGAAAAATTTCTTTAAGGGGGAGTTATGGAAATAATAACAAATACAAAGGTCTTACAGACAGTAGTAATGCTTTTTAGCTTTTATTTACTGTATAAGTTGAATAAAAAATAAGGAGGAAATATGCAAATATATGAAAGCTGCACAGGGAATATATACATAGTGGAAGACGGATATAGTCCTGAAAGATGTGGTTTCTGTGGAGATACAGATAATTATCTCGGAAGTTACAGAAAAGGTAATGTTCAGAGTATTTCAGAAGTTCTGATTGATTTACTGCTTGAATATAACGAAGAATATGTCAGAGAAATATTTAAGGAAATTAGTCTAATGGAGAAACTGAATGCAGAGCAAAAAGCAGAAATAAATGAATTGATGGTAAAAGAGTTCAGAAAAAGGATAGAAACAATTTTTGGATAGTAGGAGGAAAAATATGTCTTATAGAGTTTATTTAGAATTATATAAAAATAATGAAAAAATTTCTTCACATCAACTTTTTGGGAACAATATATTTCCAACTGAATTGAGAGAATGGTTAATTAGAAAAGAAGTGGTTACAAAAGAAGAACTAAAAGAAAATGAAGATTTTTTTGAAGATATTGATATAGATGATATTGAAAAATTCAATGAAGAAGTCGTTGAATGTTATGTAAGGAGAAGATTGGAAAAATATATAAAAACAAATGAATCAGGAGAAGAAAGATTTTATGATGATTATAATGCAAAAATTATAAATGGAAAGAAAACTTATATTTTGCAAAAGTTATTAATATATCAAGGTATTCTTTTTACAAGTTATAATTTATATAAATGGCTTTTAGAAAAAAAAGCTTTAGAGAATATGCACAATTTAACTTTAAAAAATGAATACAAAATAAAAATTTCAGGTTTTTAGGAGGGGAACAATGAACGAATTACAAATTTTAGGAAATGAAAATATAATGACAAGTTTAGAAATTGCAGAATTGACCAGAAAAGAGCATAATAAAATTTTAAGGGATATAAGAGATGAAATAGAAAAGCTAGAAAAACAAGGTATTAGAGCCGAAACCATTTTTGGCTTGGGCGAATACTTGGATAAAAACAATCAGAAAAGACCGATGTACAATTTAACAAAAGAAGGAGTGCTACAATTAGCAGCAAGATATGATGCGGTAGTCAGATTCAAACTTATAGAAAAAGCAACAAAAACTAGGGAATATACACAGAAAGAATTGTTATTAATGCAACTTGAAAGCATAGAAAAAATTGAGAAACTACAACTGGAAAATAAACAACAGGCTCAACAACTAATTGAACAAGCACCGAAAATTGAATTTTATAATGATGTAACAGGAAGTGAAACAACTGCTGAAATAGGAACAGTTGCTAAAATACTTGGATTTAAAAATGTCGGAAGAAATATATTGTTTGACATTTTGAGAAAACAAGGCATTTTAAAAGCAGATAATATCCCTTATCAAAAATATGTTGACAATGGTTATTTCAGAGTAATTGAAAGTAAATGGAATGACTATGTGACTGGTGATGTAAAAATATCTTTTAAAACTGTAGTATACCAAAAAGGAATTGAATATATTGCTAAATTATTAAGAGATTTAGGATATCAGAAAATCGAGGTGGCATAATAAAATGATAGAAGAACAGGAAGCTAAACAGGAAGAGCGAGCAGAATCAATAAAAAATAAATTAAAAAATAAAGGGAATATAGAAAAAGATGAGTATGATTTTTGTAAAATTAACAGAAGATTGTTTGAGAATATAAGATTCAGAAAAGTTAGGAGAGCAATTAAAAAATGGCAACAATAGAAATAGACAGACTGAACTGTGAAATAAGACTGTTGTATCCAACCAATGAGAGCGTTAAAAAACTTGAGGAATGGCAGGAGGAAATAAACAACTATCCGATTAAAATTATTCCTCAAAATACAATAACAATGGAGCAAATGAAACTGTTATATGTGCTTTTCAAACAGTTCAGTGAGGGTATAGAGTGGTATGATTTAGGATATACAAAAGACTATTTAAAAGATATGTTCAGTGGAATATATGAAATCGGAGAGTTCAGCTTAAGTCCATTTAAAAAAAATCCGTTGACACTGGAACAGGCTACTGAATTTATCCAGTTCATAATAGAGCATGGGATTGAAAATAATATAAATCTTTATATCAAGGATAAAAATACAGGAGTAAAAAGACATATAAGAGAGATAGTGCCTGATATTCAGAGGTACGTAATCAGATGTTTGAGGGAAAGAGTATGTTGCGTATGTGGAGAAAAGCATGACTTTAAGAATGGAAAAATAGTGGACTTGGAACATTATGATAATATCTCCAGTACAGCTACAACTTATGAACTAGATGATGGATTGCAAAGTAGATTTTTAACTTTATGCAGAAAACATCATATGGAAATACACAATATGCCTAAAAAAGAATTTATAGAAAAATATCATTTGCAACCTGTTTGGTTAAATGAACAGTTAGTATATGAACTACTTGACAAATATCCAAATCACTTTAAGCTGTTCAGAAAAAGACTGAAAGAAGGATACTATGATGACATAATAGTAAAGGAGAAAATAAAATGATAAAATTTTTAAAAATATATTTGTTAGGAATTACAATAGTTTTTGCGTTTTTAACAATAGTTGAAATAATAGCGAAAATACACGAATATAGAAGAACTGGCAGATGGAACAGTCATAAATTTGATTTTAAAAAAGCTATATATTTTTCACTATATAGTTTCGGATTCTTCGCTATATGGTTACATGACACTATTGGAGATAATTTTTATATATAAAAAATAACAGGACAATGGCAGTTGAATATTTTGGGTCTTAGGGTATAATATAATACAATATTATACTTAGGAGGAAGAAAAATGAGTATTTTAAAGAAAATTAATTTCACAACTATAATTATATTCTTTATAGGATGTATTTTGGGAAATTTGACAGTTGTTAAAGAAATTTGGCTAAAAAATACGGAACTAAGAGAAGTGATATTAACACTATTTGGAACACTTTTGGGTTTTTTAATAACAAGTGTTAATAATTTTCAGAATAACGAAAATATTAACAAAAATTTAACAAAAACAATTACTAGTAATAAAGAAAATTTAGAAATGGAACAAAAATTTAAAGAAAAACTTGAAGAAAAAAGATTTTTAAGAGAAAAATTAGAAATAATAACAAATGAAATTTTAGAAGATAATAGAAAAATAAGTTTGATTTTTTATGAAATATCTAAAACTTCTATTCAAGAAGTAAAGAAAAATATTGTTTATGAACGAAATTATCAAAAATCTTTTCTTTTAAGTTTATTGTATTTTGAAGATTTAAATTATCTTATTGGACATTATGAACAGAGAACTGCTAAATTATTTGAATTAATGAACTCACAGTTAACGGAAGAAAAGGAAAAAGAACTATTTCAAAAAGTATTTTTTGAAGAACACGAGGAGATAAGTGTTTCATTTGGAGAAAAACCTGTTATTAAAAAAGGAAGACAAGGAGTGTATTCTGAAATATTAAAACAATTGAAAATAGAAGCTAAAAAGTTAGTAGACTAATTAAAAAAGACCAAAAACTAAACTGGTCTTTTTATTTTGAAAATGGAAAGGAAGATAGAATGAATAAATATACTCTATATGTAACAGATAACTGTAATATATGCGAGAGAGTAAAGAATTTAATTAAAAATCAGAAATTAGGCATAGAGATAAAGAAAGCTACTGAAGAAGAAATAAAAAGATTCAGAAAGCAGAAAGTTTTGAGTTTTCCAGTTTTAACAGATCATAATTTTAACATTATAAGCTTTGGTGCAAAAGCTGGATATTATATAGCAGAGAACATAGAAAAACTGAAGCATTTAGTTTGAAAAAAACACAAAATATGTTATAATATAGGAGGAAAATTTGAAAGAAGAATACAAAGAATTGATTGAAAAAGACAAAGAAGTCCAATATATTTTAGAGGATATATTAAAACTAAAAAAAACAGGGAGCGAATGTGAAATGAGGCTCTACTGGAAAAATGGGAAACAGTATAATAAAAAATACATAGTAAAAAAATTAATTGAATAAAGGCGAAACTACAGATGTATGAGCCACTTTATAAGTAGACTGGGAAAGGTCTATTTGTAAGGTGGCTTTTCTTTTTGAGGAGGGAAAGTTGAAGTACGAATTTTACAGGGATGATATTGAACAGTTCACTAATGAGGAAAATATATTCTTTTATTCTAAGAACAGTGAAGAATATGAACACAGAAAATATATAATGAAGTTATTTTTAGAAGTAGCATTTGAATTAATGAGCAAAAAAGAAAAGAAAGTATATAAACTAAGAAATGAAGAAAATCTAAATCATGAAGAAATATCAAAAGAACTAGGTATATCAGTCGTGAATTCAAGAAAAATATTGTATAAGGCAAATCAGAAAGTTATGAGAATAGCAAATCTTATTGAGAAGATTAAATTTATAGAAAAACAGGAGAGAACATGAGAATAGAGAAAGTAAATATAAATGATATTACAATGTATGAAAATAACGCCAAAGAACATCCTGAATGGCAAATTGAACAGATAAAAAAGAGCATTCAGGAGTTTGGATTTAATGACCCAATTGCAATAGATGAAAAAGGAATAATAATTGAAGGTCATGGAAGGTTTTTAGCGTTAAAAGATTTAGGATACACAGAAATAGAAGTAATAAGGTTGAATCATTTAACAGAAGAACAAAAAGTGGCATACTCCATTGCACATAATAAGTTAACAATGAATACAGAGTTTGATTTAGAAACTTTAAAATATGAAATAAATAAGTTGCAGAACGAGGAATTTGATTTAAGTCTTTTAGGATTTGAAAATATAGAACTCGAAGAAATTCTGGAAGAGGAAGAAGTACTGGAACTCGAAGAAGAAGCTGAAGAAAAATCGGGGGGGGGAGAGAAGTGACTTGATTTGCCCCAATTGTAGACACATTGCACCAAAAAAAGAATTTAAAGAGGTGTTAAAAAATGGCGAAAATTCATAATGACAAATATTACACTCCTGACTTGGTTGTAAAAAAAGTAATTGAAGTTCTTGAAAAAGATGTAATGCCTATCAATAAGTTTTCAAGAATTATAGAACCGAGTGCGGGAGCAGGGGCTTTTCTTAAAAGATTGCCTGAAAAAACAATTGGATATGACATAGAGCCACAAAGTGAAAACATAATAAAAGGAGACTATCTGAAGCAAGATATTCCATATTTAAAAGATAGTCTTGTAATTGGAAATCCTCCATTTGGAGAAGCTGGGAATTTACACACTGAATTTATCAAGCGAAGTATAGAACATTCAGATTATGTTGCCTTTGTACTGCCGGGTGATATGTACAAAAAAGATAAATTTGAGGGCATAGAACTGTATAAAACTTATATGTTGCCAGCTGTTAAATACAGTGGAGTTAAGCTTAAGTGCTGTTTTAATATCTATCGCAAAAGAAAAAAGAGATTAAAAGAAAAAAATATAAAGAATGTAGAAATATTGACTTTTTCAAAAACAAAAAATACAACAAGACAACAGGAACAGGAATGGTTAAACATAAAATCTGATTTAAGGTTTATAGGTTTTGGAACTATCAGAATATTAAAAGAAACAGATAAAAAAGTTCGTGCAAAAGAAATGAAAATAGTTTTGAGAGAAAAAGTAAATCTGAAACCTGTACTTGAGAAATATTTAAGAGACAGAAGCAAGGTTGCAGTTTCAACTCCGAACGTATCAAAGAAAGAAATCGTAGAACTTATATATGATAACTTTCCACAATTGAGAGGATAGAAAAAGGTGGCAATGAATGAAAACATAAAATTGTTGATTAAAAATGAATATGAAAATGGTGCAGGAGTAACATGGCTTTCTAAAAAATATAAAGTTAGTGCAAATACCATTAACAGTTGGAAAAAGAGAGAAAACTGGAAAAAGAAAGTTGCACCAAAAAATAATGAACCAAAAAAAAAGAAACGCACTAAAAAGATAACTGGTGCAATCGAAAAAGAAATAAAAATACAACAAGATATTTTAAATGGGAAAAGTAAAGAAGAGATAAAGTCTGAGTATGGCATATCGGAAAGAACATACTACAGAAAGTCCAAAAATGCTAGACAGTTAAGATTGGAACGAACGGAAAAATATTTAGATAAAATAGTAGAAGAGGTTTATCCTGACTTGGAAACATTGCTTAAAAATATAGAAATAAGCAAACGGAATATTATAATAAATGTTTTGAAAGAAGTAAAAGGGACAAATGATATAAAGAAAATAAATGATATAAAAAAAGCTTATGACAATTTAAAAGCAATGGGAAATGATTTAATAAGGACAGGTAAACTGTTAACTTCGTTTGAATTACTAGAAATAGATTCACAATTGACAAGTGAAGAACTGCAGCATGAAAAAATCGAAGTTGAGAAAAGCAAAAATAATATTAATAATGAAGATACTAAAACTCTAATTGAAGGCATGATAAAAAAAGTAAAGGAGAGAAAGAATGGAACTTAAAGAAGTATTTGAATATTACAGAGACAAACCTGTTGAATTTTATTTAGATATTTTAAACTTTAAATTCCTTTCTTCTGATCAGATAAAGTTTTTGAAGTCGTTTGAAGGTCACAGGAGAATAAGTGTTCCTGCAGGACACTCAACTGGTAAATCAAACTTGGCGGGAGGAATAACGAACTTTTGGTTAACAACTAGAACGCTTTCAAGAGTAATAGCAACAGCTCCAACTTATCGACAATTAAAAACAATATACTGGGCAGAGGTTGCTAAAATATATAATGAAAGTAAGTTAAAAGGCTTAAATTTGTTCAATATTAACGACAAGGTAATGAGTGTTAATCATGAAGACTATAAGCGTCAGTGGTTCGCACTTCCAATTACTTCGAATACTCCAGAAGGAATGCAGGGACAACACGGAAATAAAAGTGATGTTATTGATAGAATAATGGAAAAACTGGGAATAGAAAGTATAGATGATGACAAAACTATAGAAGAGGTAACTGCAATACTAAGAGGAGAAAAGCAGTTAAGAAATTTAGGAACAGAAGACAAAGAAAAACTTCTCGTAATTGTAGATGAAGCAAGTGGAGTAAAAGATATCATATTTGAAGTACTTGAAGGAACGGATTATGATAAGCTTGTACTCTTTGGAAATATGACTAAAAATGTGGGATATTTTTATAATTCAGTATACAGTAATAAATCAAAATTTCATGTTGTTAAAATGAGTAGTTATAACAGTCCTTTCATGAGTAAACAACAGATCCAGGATTTAGAAGATATGTACGGGAAAGACAGCGATGTTATAAGAGTTAGACTTAAAGGCGAAGCTCCAACACAGAATGAAAATTCGGTTTTTGATACCGAAATCATAAATATTTCTTTTAATAGAAGTGAAAAAATAGGAGACTACAGAAGAATAAGTCTCGGTGTTGATGTTGGAAAAGGAAGTGGTGGAGATAGCAGTGTTATATACGTTAAAAAAAATAATAGTGCATATAGATATTTTAAAAGCAACAAGGCAGATACGGTTGAACTGAAAGAAAAAATAATAGAATTCTGTAATGAAAATAACAATAAAGAAATTGTTATAAATATCGACGGAACTGGAGTTGGAACAGGTATAGTTCAGGAACTGAAGAAAATGAGAATTAAGAATGTAACAGTAAATGATATTACCTTTTCAGCAGAAGCAAAAAACGAGAAAGAATATAAGAATATAAGGTCTGAGATGTACTTTGAACTAAGAATTGCTATGAAACAAAATTTATCCGTTGAAGAAAATAGTTCCTTAAAAGAGGAACTGTTAGCACAACTTTATGAATTTGACGACAAAGGCAGATTCAAACTTGTAAAGAAGGATAAAATAAAAGAAGTTCTAGGGCGTTCTCCTGACGAATCGGATGCCTTGGCATTATGCAATTATAACTATAAAAAATCAAAAGGAATAGCTATAGGGAAAAAAATAATAGGAGTGTAGAAAATGGCAGATGTAAAGAAAGAAATAATAAATCAGATAGCTTTAGATGTCTTGAATATTGGAAGTGTGGGAGATACAACAGTAGAAATGACATCTGAACTTAAATACAGAATAGCAAAGGACATAACAGTCAATACTGCTATTAATTCTCTTATCAGAGGGGTTACATCAAGAGAGTTGATTGTTAAAAGTGAAAAGACAAATGACAACGCTAATGAAAACGATGCAAAAATACTTGAAATTCAGAAGAGGATCAACAAGATAAAGAATAAAACAGGTTTTTTAAATAATCTGTGCAAAGCTATATTTTTTGGAATGAGTGTTCATGAGATTATCTACAATGAAGACTATACAATCGAAAAATTTGAAGAAATTCCATTTGAAATAATCAAATACAGAAAAGAAAGTAAAAACTGGTATTTTGTAGGTAACAATGGAGAAGTTAATATAACTGAAAATTCAACTAAATGGCTACACTCAATCTATAATCAAAGTATTAAAAATTTTAGCGGAGAAACAAGATTTGAAGCTATAGCCGAAACTTATTCTGAAATAGAAAAAGTAAAGCAGAAACTGCGTGGGATAATAGAAAAATACGGAGATACTATAATAACGTTTGCGTATGATCCTGACAATAGCAATGAAGAAGTGGAAGCAACGGCTAATGAACTAAAGAAAATGTATGGTAAAAATATTTTAGCTATACCTATCGGAAATGGGAAACTTGCAGATAATGTTCATTTCATCAAGTTAAGTGATTTAAAAACAGAAATACATAGCCAACTGATAGAGAAGTACGAACAGAAAATAATCAGTAATTTATTAGGTGGAAATCTTACAGTATCAAACGGAGAAGGCAAAGGCTCTTATGCATTAGGGGAAATACATCAGGAAGAAAAAGAAAAGATAGAAGATGAAATGGCAACTTTTATAAGAGACCAGCTTGATGTAATAATAAAAATAGATGCGGAGTTTTTTGGATATGAAGCCGAAAAATATTATATTTCACTTGAGAGAGAAGAAAAAGAACTTGAAAAGCTTGAAATAGATAAGAAAAAACAGGAAAATAGAAATCTTAAAATGGACGAGATTGTCAAATTGAAACAAGCAGGATATGAGCTTGAAGAAAGTGAAATGAAAGAAATATTTGACTATAAGACCTTGAAAAGAATAGAACAACAGAAAAATCAACTGGAGTTTGAAGATAAAAAATTGTCCATAGCGGAAAGGCAGATAAAAATAGAAGAATATATTAATAAAGCAGCCAAAAGGTTTGCGGAGGAGCAAGGTGGTAACTTAAAAAAGTATTAGCCACAAGTGAGAGCATAGAAGAACTATACAGTAAGATTGATACTAATAGCACTATGTTCTTCAATTCTTACATCGTGGCCGAACTACTGGGAAGATATTTAGCTATAGTTGAAAGAAATGAGAAAAAGGAATTTTCAGAGGAAGATGAAATATTAAAAGACTTATTCAACTTGCCTTTCTCAGAAGCGATAGATTTCTTTTTATCAAAAAAACCTGAACTGTATGATAAGCTTGACATAACAACAGATAATGCACTGGATGATTATTTTTGGATAAAGAAGTCGACAGATTTGGAAGTAACAAAAAAAATACAGGATAAGCTCTTAAAAACACTTGAAGAAGGGAAGACTTATTCTGATTTTAAAAAAGAACTTGATTTAGAAAATTTAGGACTAGGAGAAGACGGTCATTACTGGAAAGGTGCATTTGATATGAATATGGCATTTGCACAGTCAAGAGGTCAATATGAGGAGCAACTGGAAGGTATACAGTATGGATTTGAATATGGATTATTTGACGCAATACTGGATGGAAGAGAAACTAAGACTTGCCATAATCTTGATGGAAAAGTAATGCTGCTTACTGACTGGATAGAGCAGGGAATGTATCCACCACTTCATTATCGTTGCAGAAGCCGTATAATTGCTATAACAGAAGAAGATGTCAAGGATATGGGAGTGACAGTTGAAAAGAAAATAGAACATGCTCATGTGCAGAAAAACTTCGGTAAGTTTTCAACAAGGGAAAAAGACTTGAAAAAAATCTGCACAAAAAAAGAGAAAGAAATAGAAGAAAATAAAAAGAAAATTGATTTTTCTGCATTAAATTTAGTTAATAAAAATTCGATTGAAAAAAATAAAAAAGAAGATATAATAATTAATGAGAAGATGTATCCTAAAAAATTAGCAGGAGTAGAAAGAAGTGCTCAAATGAACAAAGAAATCGCTAATAGTGGAAATGTCAATCCTAAATTTAAATTAAGCAAGGGGTACAGAAGAAATTGTCAAACTTGTGTTGTAGTTTACGAAGCTAGGTTAAGAGGTTATGATGTTGAAGCTTTGGAATTCACAAGAAATTCGATGTCAGAAAAATTAGCTTTAAAGACAAATTTAGCTTGGAAAGATTCAAAAACAGGAAAAAATCCTGAATATATATTTGATAAAAATATAACTAATTACAAAAAATATTTTGAATATTTAAAAAATATTCTTCAAAAAGACCAAAGATACACCATGGAGTTTGGTGTTAAAGGTCGTCGAAGAGTAGGGCATATTGTCTCCATAGAAAAAACAGAAAATGATAAGATACATTTATATGACCCACAGACTTCAAGGCACTATGAAGAGGAAGAAGTTTTAAAATATTTGACTATAGTAAAATTCAAATCTTCTTCATTTGGGCTAAAATTTAACACACCACCTAGATTATTAAGAGTAGATAATTTAGAATTTGATTTAGATGTAGTCAATCAAATTTTGAAAGCGAGGGATTATAATGATGACATTGAATAAAATCAGAGATTTTTTAAAAAAAGAAGAAGCGGGATATGACGATGTAAAATATTTGGGAGAGTGGAAAAACTATAAAGTTTATGAGCCTTTCTTCAAAGACAAAAAGATAAAATACACAGGATTGCCTTATCAAATTCTTGTTGAGAATGATAAATTTAGATGGGCAGAACCTGAAGAGTGTCTCGAAATAATAAATTATTTTTTTCCCGCTGAAGAAAACAAGGATTAAAAACATGAAAATAAAAATGATTAGCGACCTAAAACAAGTGAACAGAAGACTTGAAAAACTGAAGAACATGCATGACAGTACTTTTCTGACAGGCAAAATAGCTCATGATATGAAGAAGGAAGTTGCTTTAAGATTCAGAAATCAGGAAGATAAAGATGGAAAAGCTTGGGCAAATTTAAGTGCCAATACAATATTTAACAGATATTACGGAAAAAAGAAGAAAGGGACAGCTAAGATACTTCAGGACACAGGAAGATTGAGAAATTCAATCAGTGCAGGGAATACTAGAACTAAAGCTATAGTTGGAACTAATCTCATATATGCACCGACACATCAGTTTGGGGTGCAAGGAAGAGTTATATCTGCTAAAAATAAAACAAAACTTGCATTTTATACTGTAAGTGGTTTCAGAAGACCAAAACAGGTCAAGATAAATATTCCAGCTAGACCTTTCATGGGACTTTCAGAAAAACAGAAAACAAGATACAGGGAATGGATTAGAAAATGGAAAAGAGGAGAATTAAGCTAGGCAGTTGAAAAACTGTCTTTTCTTTTTTAAAAATTGAGGTACAATATATTTGAAGGAGGTGTAAATGATGAAAGAAGTAAATTTATTAGTTTATGGAAATTTATTTAAAGGCGAAGATATTTTATCAGAAGACCTTTATTCAATGGCTTTTTGGTTTATTAGATATGAAAATATGGAACCGTATACTGGAGTATTGATTTATAAGAATCAATGCAAAATTAAAGTTAAAAATGGTTTTGTTTTAGAAGTTTCTGAAGAAAACGGAAGAAAAAAAGTTAAACCAGAAAGTAATCAACTGTATCAGGAACCAAGAGCAAATAGAGACCTTTATAAATTGTTGACTTTTATGGAAATACAATAAAGTTTTTAAAGGAGAAAAGAAATGAAGAAAAAGAAAATTGTGATTTTAGCAGTTGTAATTTTAATTTTATTTTCAGGTAGTATTGTAGGTTATAAACAATATAGAGAAAATAAAAAACAACAGTTCATAAAGAATAATTCAAAGCCTGTTGAAGTTGAAATAATCAAAAGTGGTGTTGAAGAAACAGGAGCATTAATAGAGCAGGTGGCTGTTGTTAAGATAACAAATCCTAACGAACTGAAAGCTATAAATATTAAAATAAGAGTTCCTTTTTATGATAAATATGGAACATTGCTTTCTTCATACGAAATAACAAGAGACGAAATGCTTCCGAAAACAAGTGAAGAAGTAACTATTAGAGGAAGCTCTATAACTAGATATGATGTTGCACTAGGTATTTCAACGGAAAAAGAATGGAAAAGGTCATTTGATAAACTGTTTATAAATTCTAAAAAAAGTAATGAAAATATAGAAATTTCAGTTGGAGAATATATTTTTCTTACAGGGAAAGATTACTCAAAACTTTATTAAAAATAATGGAAGACACTCAAAAGGTGTCTTTTTTTGTTGCATTTCTAAAACCAATTAAAAATTAATATAATCTGTTTAAGTATTGTTTTTATTGACTTATATCAAAATTAAACAACTGATTTTAATCTAATTTTTATAGAACGTTACCTTTTTTGTTCCACATTCTTATATAGTGAGAAGTAATGCAAGGAGGTGGAAAATGAAAAAAAGGATAAAGGTCTTTGAAAGTGGGGAATATCCTCAAGGAAATATAGATAAGGAACAGGTAAAAAATATTTTTTCTAAGGCAGAAAGAGTTGACGGAATATTTCAACATTCAAGCAAATGGAAAGCAGCAGGTAAAAATCCTGTTAAAGTTGGAAATTTTGAAAACTTTGGAATAGAAGAAACTGAAGATAAAACTGTTGTTTATGCAGATATCAATTTTAACGATAAAGGTAAGTCCTATTATGAAGATGACATATTAAAAGGTGTATCTGTCGAAATAACTAATGGCAACCTCGATAAGATAGCAGTCCTTCCAGTTGGAGTAAATCCAGCTATAAAGGGAGCGGAATTTGAGGAACATGTAATTGAGTTTGAGGAAATAGAAGATAAGAAAGGAAATGATATGACAAGAGAAGAAGTGTTAAAAAGCTTAACAAAAGAAGAAATATTGACTTATGGAAAAATTGAAGGACTGGAAATAAAAGAAGTCGTTCCAGAAAAAACAAAAACAGAAGAAGAAATAAGAGCCGTAATTGAAGCAGAATATGAACAAAAAGCACAGGCTAAAACAAAAGCACTGGAATTTATGGAAGCTAATAAGCTTAAAATTACTCCTGCAATGAAAGAAAATGGATTAAATGAAGAAATGCTTACTAAAGTTTTTCAAACTTCAGAAACGATGGAATTTGGAAATGAAAATATAACATTAGGGGCATTACTTACAAAGATTTTTGAAAAAATGCCAAGAATTTTAGATTTGGATCAAGTGTATAGAAATGTAGAATTTGAACAGCAAGGAGCAGGAGAAAATGTAACTGAAATAATGAAAAAAGCAAAAGAAGAAACAGAAAAAATGTATAAGTAGGAGGAGAAAATGGGAAATAGAGTAAAAAGAGAACAGTATGATAAAAAACATTTAGTAATATTTGAAACACTTCCAGGTGAAACAGTTTTAGTAGCAAGTGGAAATGGGAAAATAGCAACTGGACAAGTGCTATCACAGAAAACAGCTGATGGAACTTGGCACAAATTTAATAAAGCGGGAACAGATGGAACAGAACTTCCAAGGAGAGTTTATAAGGGAGAAGAAGAACTGGACACAACTTCAAAAGAAGCAATAGCAGTATGTGTAAGAGCAGGTGCTTTGGATAAGTCTTTAGTTGTAGGAATAACGGCAACAGATTATAAAGCAATAGCAGAACTTGAAAGAAATGGAATATATTTAGAGGAGGTAAAAAATAATGTCGATTAATAAAAGACAAGCAGAACTTATAGGAGTATTTGCGGGGGTGCCTGTAAATTCAGTTAATAAATATTATTTAGAAAAATTTAATGGAACACCTTTTATGACTATATCTGACAGCTTCAAGCTTGATGATGTTGTAGGAGAACTGACTACATTATCAATTGTGCCTAGAGGTACGAAAGCTCCAGCAATAAAGGTAAATGGGTTTGAAAGAATTACAATAACGCCTGATATCATAAAAGGAACTGCAGCTTTGACACCACTTGAAACTTTGGAATTACAGGCAGGACAAGTTTCGACTGTAGTAAATGGACAGGTAATAGACAATAAGGCACTTATAGAAAGTAAAAAAATGGCAATTCTTAAATCAGGTTATGAAAATACAAAAGCTGCAATGGCAGCTGAACTTTATCTGACTGGAAAGGTAACATTGCCAGTGAGTGGAGACAGCATTGATTTTGAATACAAAGCACCAACGGCAGTTAACTTCAAAACATCTGATGACCAGTGGGAAATATTCTTGGTGGACAGAATAACTGACTATGTGAAGGAAAATAAAATATATCCTGAAACAATAGAAGTTGATGTTGAAATCTTAAAATCTATGATGAAAAATGCAAATTTAAGGGAAACGCAGAAAGCTTATTCTATAGCTGAAATAGCACCAAATGCAGCAAGAAGTCTTGAACAGACTTATCCTAACTTCAATATTTTAAATATGAAAGTTACAGCATTAGTTCCAGCAACTGACATAAAGGGGAATCCAATTGATACAACTGGACTTATGTATCTGTCGACTGCTTCTGAATTCACAAATACTTATGTTGGACTTGAAATAGCAAATGGGCAAAGCACTCAAATGCTTAAGGCAGAGTATTTTGTAAATGAAGTTGTGGAAGTTGACCCTGCCGGAAAGAAATTTATTTTTCAAAGTGGATATTGTCCAGTAATTCCAATTCCAAAAAGAGTCATGAGATGGAAAATAACAATAAAACCTTAGTAGGTGGTAACAAATGGCTTATGAATTAAGTGAAATGCTTAAAGTCCGTCTTGTTCGTTTAGGAATGAATGAGACGGATATAAGCTTAAAAATAGAAGAATTGAAGAAGCAAGCTAATGCTTTTATTGAAATGAGACTTGGAGAAATTATTCTAACTGAAAAGCAGAAAGAAATACTTGAAAATAACTATATACAGTATGAACTTTTTGCACAGTTGGAAATGGAAAGTTTCACACAGGACAAAAGAATATTTTTAGATAATCTTATCGATGACATTATTAGGCAGGATAAGGAAAAAAGACAGAAACAACAGGAAGAAAGAGCTAATAATTCAAGAATAAGAGTGTATTAGGAGAATTAAAATGATTGAAACATTAAAGGAAGCTGTATCAAGAATAAGTGGAAAACAGTGCGAGTTTGGTTTTTATAATGACTTTGGTTCATCGAATGACAGTAAATTCTTACTGGAACCAGTGGGTAGACGAAGTACTACAATAGGTGTAAGTGGCAGAAAAGAATACACAAGTATCATGAATCTTTATTATTTTTATTTTAACAACTTACGCACAAATTCATTAGAAGTAATAAAAGAAATGAACAGCTTACTGGAAAAGATAATGGCTGATGAAGAGGTCAAAAAGAAAATTATAGCAATTAACTATGAATATTCTGTTCAGAACATCAAAGAAAATGAAAATGATTTGACTGGAATAGTAGAAATGACAATAAGAATGGAAATAAAGGAAAGGTAGGAAGAAATGGACGTAAGATTTTTATTAGGAAAACAGACTGCAAAAGGAACTCCACAGACTACAGATGTAAGTCTTTTGGCTGCAACTTCGAGTTCTGTTACTCCAAATGTAAATAAAGTAAGTTCTAAAGCTATTGGAACTGGGCGTTGGGAAAAAGATGGTTTTGTTTCTAAAGTGGAAGTAAACGGAGATGTAGCGGTTGAATTAAATACAGGGCAAATGGAGATGTTCCTGTTAGGAGCAGGATTTAAAAGTAAGACAGTAGCAACAAAAAATCTTGAATTTACTCCTGATGATGCATATAACAATTATCTAACACTTATTACTGATAATGTTGAAAGTGATATTCATGAATATGCTCAGGACTGTTTAATATCAAGTTTAAAGATAAATGCCCAACTGGAAGCTTATATAACTGGGACGGCAACTTTAATTGGAATGGATCATACAATTCAGAATGCAAAATTTGCCGGAACTCCAACAGCATTTAAAGGAAAACCTTTAATCTGCTTAGGTTCTGTAATAAAAGAAAAGAATACTGATGTCACTGCAGAAATAGAAAGTATAGACATTACAATTGATAACAAACTTGAAGGTAAAGGAGCTTTGAATTCTATCTACAATAAGGCAATAAGACAATCTGACAGGGGTAGTGTGAGCTTATCATTGCAGTTTAATGAGTTCAATAAGACTTCATATAAGAATGCACATGATATGTTAAAAGCTAATACATCATATGCCGTAGAAGTGACATTTGCCGAAGTGGAAGACAAGACTAAGAAAGTTGTTCTGACATTCCCTAACTGTAAAATAGGAAATGTTGAAGCTACTGACCTTGAAGGAGCAGGGGGAATTAGTAAGGAATTGAATGCTTATTTTGATGATGGAATTAAGTCTCCAGTTAAAATAGTTTTAGAAAATTATCTGCCATAGAAAGGAATGAAATATGGATAAACATCAAGATTTAAAGCCTAACGAGGAATTAAAAGGACATCTGAATGAAGAAAAACTGAATCCTGATGAAGAGAAAGTATCAACTCCGTTACCAGAACATAAAGTAACGGATGTTGTTACTTATGAAGTGAATGACAGTAAATTAGTTGTTGAAACAGTACCAGGGTTTAGAAATTTTCAGAACTTTATGAATAAACCTCGAAAAAAAGTAAGATATTACAATGAGGGAAAAGTAGTAGAAGAAGTAAGGATAGATTATGAATTGTTTGACAATCCCGAATTTGAGTTACTTTTTAATCAGACTGAAAAAATAGTACTGAACGGAGAAAAAGTCGAGAAAACAAGGGATAATGTAGTCAAGTTTTTAGAAAATAAACCTACTGCATTTACTGAAATTCTGAACAGAATAGTTGAGAACTCGGGTGGTATGGGTTTGATACTGAAGAACAGGAACGATTAGAAGCGAGTTATTATAGAGCCTGTTCAATATTTATGAACAATACGACAAGCCCACACAGGGCATATAGAGTGCTTATAAGGGACATAGTACAGTATATGAAGTATTTTGGATTTGACGGAATGAGCGGAGTATATGAACTGAAATTCTTGCCGTTTGGAAAAGGGATAGACGAACATCCTTTTTGGCTAATGGAAAAGATACATTTCATTTTGGGGTTAATAAATAAAGTAAAATCAGAAAAGAGGAAGAAATAATGGCAACAGAACAAGATAGACTGGTAACCGTAGTTGAGGTAGTGGACAGATATTCTAAGGAACTGGATAAAATGAGGTCTGAATTTCAAAAGACAACTCAACAGATGGAAAAAACAAGCAAGGATATTTTAAAAGTTGGAGAAGCGAGTGCAAGTGGAACTGATGGACTTTCAAAGCTTGTTTCTTCCTTTTTCAATTTAAAAAATGTCATGACTACTCTTGCAATCAGTGCGGCTATAAATACTATAAAGGACATAGGTCTTAAATGCATTCAGGCTGCAAGTGATATGAAGGAACTTGAAAACATAACTACTCAGGTATTTGAAAAAAGTTCTGAAGAAATACAGAGATGGGCTGACAGTATAGACCAGAATGTAGGTAGAAGTATTTACAAACTACAAAACTATGCTTCTATTTACGGATCTATGTTTAAAGGAGCAGGATTTGAAACAGATGTATTCAAGGAATGGTCTAAAGATTTAACAAAATTGACTGCTGATTTTTCTTCATTTTTTAACGTTGCTGATGATGAAGCTTTTACTGCAATAAAAGGTGTTCTCACTGGAGAAACTGAAGCAATGAAAAGGTATGGATTTATACTTAATGAGACTACAATGGCTGAATATGCTCATGCACATGGGATAAAGGAGAAATGGTCAAATTTATCTGAAGCAGAGAAAATGCAGTTGAGATATAACGCTTTAATGGAAAAAACAGCACATATACAAGGAGATGCAGAAAGAACTATTGATGGATATGCCAACCAACTCAAAGTTGCTGAAGCTCACATGACTAATATAGCAGGAGCATTGGGAGAAAAAATGTTGCCTACAGCCGAAGGGGCATTGCATATGTTTAACGGATTTGCTCAGGCGGTAGAGAATTTTGTAAAAACAAAAAATGTTAATGATTATCTGTTTGCTTATGATCAGGAAAAAGAAAAAATTGAAGAATTATGGAAAAGTTATGAGCAACTTTCAAAAAAGAAATTAGATGGACTGGCAACGACAAAAGATGAACAGGACAGGTTAAAACTTTATGAACAACTAGCTAGTCTGTATCCTGACATAATTGGGAAAATAGGGAGTGAAGCAGAAAATTATCAGAAAGTCGGTAATGCTATTTCTGATGTTATCGGTAATTTAAAAGAAAAAATACTGTTACAGATAAATGAAGATGTTATTGCAAAGTATACAAAGCAAATTAAAGATTTAGAAAAACAGACAAAAGAATTATATATGAATTTAGAGCCACTGAAGTTGGAAATAAAAGGGAAATTTGGAGTAGATGTTGCCAATATTTTTACTGAAAAGGTTCAGGAGCTTGCGGAAAATTTTGCAAAAACTGGATTTGGAGAAGGAGAATTAAGAAAAGTAATACAGGAAGAACTGGATAGAAATAAATTCAAAGGCGATAAAGAGATAGCAACGGACAAGATAATGAATCTGATAACACAGAGTTATAAAGCTTATACGCAAGGAAATGAAAACTTAAGTAAAATAGAAAGTCTGGAAAGAGAACAAGCTAATGAAATAAAAATGAATAATGCCTCCCTTGAAAACTGGATTAGTATATCACAAGGAAATCACGCTGAGACAAAATACTTTTTGGGGAAACAACAGGTACTAATGAATGACTTACACAGAAGAGTAGAGGATACTATAGTCACAGTGACAGATGCACAAGGTAATATAATTTGGGATAATATCCAGCAACATCTTCAAACAAGAGCAGTTATTTCTCAATACAGTAAAACAATGAGTTCATATATTAATACTGTAATAAGAGGTCAAAAAACTACAATTGGAACATACGAAGTTACTACAAATGGGAAAAAGTCGCAGAGATGGGAGGTTACAACTCCAAACGGAAGACATGTTTTTGATTCTGAAGCAGCGGCTCAAAACTTTGTATCTGCAACACCTAATAAAGCCCCTTCTTTGCCAAAAAATATCGGCGGTGGTTCACCAAAATTAAAAAGAGGTGGTGGTGGTGGCGGTTCTAAATCAAAAGGTGGTTCAAGCGGTTCAGGTGGTTCAAAAAAAGAAGAAAAAAATAAATGGGAATCACAAATAGAGAGTTTAACTAAGTCACTTAAAGAACTGCAGGAGCCGATTGACAATTTTCGACATCAGATTGAAGAACTTAACAGGCAGATAAATGCAATTGAAGTAGAAAAAGCATGGTTGTCATCAGATTATGGAACAGGTAAAGTTTCTGAAAGCTTTTCAAAGGAACTGGAAGGATTGAAGAAACAATATGAAATAGCATTAGAAGCAAGAGACACTGAAACTGTTCAAGTTTTGAAAGGTCAGATAGAAGCAAAAGAGTTTGAAATTTCGCAGTCAAATTTTATTGAGGGCATGTTATCTGATGTAAAAAAAAGAATAGATGAATTAAAATTTAGATATGGAAATGAGAATGAAAAAGATTTAGAAACATTGATAGAGTTTAACGAGAAATCATCTCAACTTTACAGTCTTGTTTTAGAAGATATAAACAAACGTCAAGAAAATGGAGTTATAACAGAACTTGAAGCACAACAGGAAGTAGGAAAAATTTTTGATAATATGTTAGAAGATGCTTTAAAATTGAAGCAATATGATCATTTTATTAATAATAAAATAGGTAAAATGGTAAATGATTTGGATGAGCTTGAATTTAAGCATAAAGAAGATGAAGAAACAGTAAAAGTAAAAATGTCATCTTTAAATGGAAATCATTTAGAAAAATTGGATACTTATATTAATATAATTGAACAACAGAGAGACGATTATATTGAAAAGCTCGTTGAATGGCATAGACAATTGAATATCAAAAAGAGAACACCATATCAGCGAAAAGCAATAGAAGAACAGACACAGGGTCTTGAAGAAAAGATAGAAGATTTTGTTGAAATAATAAATAACGAAAGACTTTTTTCAGATTTAGCTCAATCGCTGGCAAGTTTGGATTTTGGCGATTCTTTAAATGAAAATATTACAAAGGCAATTGAAAATAAAGTAATAGAAGTTAACAAAAAGAACGAAAAATATTTAGAAGTTACAGGAGATATTACTGAAATTTTAGCTGAAAAAGTTGAAAATTTAGGTGAATTAGTAACAAGTGAAGATATTGAAAAACTAAGAAATGAAATAATAGATGAACAAATAAAGCTATATGAGGAAAAGAATGAAGTTGAAAAAGCTGAAATACTTAAAAGAGTACGTTTCAATAACAGAATGGAAGAACTGGATAATCAGTTAGGAAAACTAGGTGATATATTTGCTCAATTAGGAACAATCACTGGAAGTAAAAGTATACAATCGATAGGGAGCATAATAGGAGGAATACAGAAATTCGGCAATACTATTACTGGTTCAGGAATAACAAGTTTTGGTGGTTTTGTAGATTTATTTAAAGGAAAATTCAATATAGGGAACTGGCTTAAAGGAACTAGTATCATAACTTCGGGGATAGGAATTGCCACATCATTTTTAAATTTTGGAAAAGATGCAAAAAAGAAAGTAAAAGAAGAGAATGAACAGAAAAGACAGAGAGCGGAACAACAATATACTAGTGACTTGTCAAAGAGTGAGGAGCTTATAAAGGCTATAAAGGACTTGACTAACTCTTTACAGGAAGCAGTTGTGAAAATAATTGAAAACATAGCAGAAAATACAAGTGATAAGAATATACAGAAACAGGCGAAGTACTATTCTGATTTGATAAGTACTACAGGGAATATGTATAACGACAACATAGTGGCCAGTGGGCATAGTGACAGAAGAAAAAGAAAAAGACTTAGAAAAGTAACAATAAGTGACTATTCTAACTTCAATATGGGATTTGAAGAATTTTTTGGAGAAATCTGGCAGAACTGGAAAAGAGACAGCGATTCGCTTCAGAAATTTTATGATCAGTATGTAAGTTTATTTAACATAGATGAACTTAGAAGAAGAATGGGTGTATCTGTGTTAGACAAACACAATATGGAACAAGTGAAGAAGAATTTCCTTGCTTTTATTGAAAGTATGAGGGTAATGGAAAGTTATGCAAAGTCACTTCCAAAAAATGGAGTTCTTGCAAGTTTTGAAGGGATAAATGTAAGTGATGTATTTCAGAGAAGAAAAGAATATGAAGATCAGCTTACAAATATCTATAAAAGTATGGGAAGAAATCCAGAGGACTATAAGTTAGAAATCATTCAGAAAGTTAATGAAATGATACAGGGCGACAGAGTTATTGTCACTGCATTTGAACAGGTAAGACATACTACTGTTGAGGAACTTTCAAAAGGTAATAAGGCGATAGATGGACTTGCAAAGGGTCTCGAGAACTACTTTAACAACTTGAGAAAAAACTTGTCTAAAGTAATGTACGACGGATATTTTCAAGACTTCGAAGAAAGTTACACACAGAGATTTGAAAATATAGCAAATAAACTGGCAGATTTTAGACTTCAAGGTGGGCATGACATTAAAAAGTTTGCAAGAGAAAACCTTTCATTTGAAGATTTATTTTTGAGACTTAGAAGCGTAAACAACATCAATAATGACATGAAGGAAGTTATTCAACAGTTAAGACAACAGGCAAGAAATGCAGGACTTGGCGAAGATGTTATAAACTCCATGTTTCCTGAAGAAAAAATTTCTGAAAAAGCTAGTAAAATTGAATCGGCTTTAAAGTCAGCGATGGAGAAAGCTTTGGATACAAGTAGTTACAATCAGTTCACTATGAGCTTAGGAGAAAGTATCTATCAGAATGTTAAAGATGGTCTTGTTGAAGCTTTTGTGCAAAGCAGCAAACATAAACAATTGATGGAGAAATATTTTATAGATGAAGAATATAAATCATTAATTGATAGAGCAGAAACATTTAAGGAAGCATATGACATCATAAAAAAAAGACAGGATTTTGTGGAAAACAGACTAAAAGCAGAAGGATTAGATTTTAGAGGAACAGATGCAAAAACGGGAGAATATCTTGGTGGGATGAAAACACAGGAAGACTATGCAAGAACTAGGATAGCAAACGAACAAGCTTCATTTAACTTCAATTTTAATCTTGAAAATAAAGGTTTTTTAGCAGTAGATGAACTAATGACATTTATCAAGAAAGAAGTTAAGCAATTTCTGCATAAATCTAAAAGAGAGGAGGTATAGAATTGATTTCTGAAACATACAAAAATCTTACTTATTTGGAAGAAAATAACTTAAAACATGAAATAAAAGTATTCAATGTTACCAAAAACATAGAACTGACAGACTATCTTGAAATTGATGATTTACAAATAAATAAGTTTTTAGAGAATGAAAGCAGTTCTATTTCTCCAAATGCTTTAAATCTAACCTTCCTCTTAAGGAAAAGGGAAAAGGAAAAAATCCCTGATTATTTTGATGAAGTTGAAGGAGCATTTGATAATGAAAACTTCTTTGACAATATTGAAGATGTAAGAGATTATCTTGTAACTGAAAATGATGAAATAAGGGTAATTGATATTTTTAACAATGAAAGAATAGATTTGTTTGTTGGAATAGCTAAAGAATTATCTTTAAGGGAAGAACTACTTTATAAATATTTAAGGATTACAGTAAAAGATAAGACAATAAACGGATATTCTATGAGATTTGACAAGGACTATGTATATAAAGATTATTATATCTACAATAAGAATGAAAAAAACAGGTCTTTGCTTTATATTTTAGCTAAAAAATTAGGATTTGAAGATGATAAGATTGAAATAGAGGAAATAAAACATAGTTTAGGAGATTATATCACTGTTCCTGTTGCAAAATTCGAAAAAGACAACAATATAATGCAGGAAATGGCGGAACTAGTAAGGGCGACAGTAGGGAATATATATGTGAAGAATGATGGAACTTTAAGGATAACTTCGTTTATTAATCAGAAAGATACTAGAATTGTGGATTATACCTTGAAAAAAGGGAATATATTGGAGTATTTGGAAAGCTATGACCTGGTATCAGTTCAGAATAAAGTAGAAGTTAGCTATACGGAAAACAAAGTGGAAAACAGGCAAGTTGTTTTTGCTCTTGCTGGACAAAATGCAAGTGCAGAACTGGACGATGCAAGGGTAATAGTCAGAGCAAATACTACTCAAAATGATGTTTTCTGGGCAATAGAATATGTAACAACGAATGTTAAAAATCTTGAAAAGACACCTGAAATTGCTGCTTATAAAATGAACGGACAGACAAAGGAATACATCAGTTACAAGGATTACGTACTGGAGCTTGAAGATACAAAAGGGAAAGTGAAGTTCTTAAATCCGAATAACTATGATATTTTTATTGAAAAATTCAAATTATATGGAGAACCGATATTTGAATATAGTGGAAGTAGCACAACTTATACAGAGAAAATTTTACAGGATCATGAAATAGAATTAAAAAGTATAGATAACAAGTATATACAGGAGCTAAGACTTGCACAGTCTGTAGCTAAATACAGTTATTTTATGAACTGCAGGGATTACAAAAAATATAAATTAATTTGCAACAGTGTGCCATTCTTAGAGTTGGAAGATGTTATCGAATTAAAGTATGGCGAAATTGATAAACAGGTACAGATTATAAGTATTGTTCAACATGCAGATAAAACTGAGCTTGAGTTGAAAGAATTTGAAGTATTTGAACCTAATGCGAGCAGATTTGAAACACAGAAAACAAATATGCTTGACAAGAACTTACTTAAAAATGGTGGGACAGTTGATTTTGGAAGAATAAAGTATCCAGATACAAAGCCACCTGCTCCGATTGGGCTAACTGCTGAACATCAGTTCTTAGGATTTGGCTTAAGATGGCAGGCGTTAGAATCGAAGGATATAAAAGGCTATCTGATGTATATAAAATCTATAAATGAGGACACAGGAGAGCCGAACGGCATTTTAGATACTAAAATAAGTTGTGGAAATGCAACTTATAAAGTAGTAAAAGCGGAAGTTGGAACTTATGAAGTATATATTACAGCTCTCAACATGAACGGAATTGAGGGAGAAAAGTCGCAAACTGTTGTTGCACGTAGCTTAAAGGTAGATGGGACACAAATGAATGTTGATAATGATAGTCTTGTCATAGATACAACAGGAGGGAAAAAGCTTGTTCTTGGAACAGTATATACTAAAAATTTAGGAGCAAATTCAGTAACTGCAAATGCTATTGCTGCAAATGCTATTGATACAAAGCACTTAAATGCTAATTCTGTAACTACTGAAAAGATTAATTTTTCTGAAAATGATGGACTTTATAAAGACGGCACAGGTGGAATACTTGTAAAAGGCGATAAGCTTACAATAACTGCAAGAACCGTTTTTGATAATGATGTAAGTTTGAATGGGAAAATTGTTGGGCAAAATGGAATAGTTGTAGAACATGAAAATAGAAGAACTACTATAAGAGGTGGAACAATCTATTTTGAAGAGAGAAATAATGTAGGACAATATATTCAGACAAGGACATTCAGGAAAATGGCAACAGGAGTATATGGCTATAATCCAGCAAACATACAATGGATAGATGTAAGACACTATACTGGGAATATTGATTGGAACAATGTAAGGGTAAACGCAAGTCTGACTAGATTTAATGTTGATACTAACGTTAGAATGATTCTTTGTGAAGTAGTAAGACATCCACATGACAGGCATTTATTTTATGTGAGGGTCGGTGGAGTAAATGTTGTAGAACAAGGATGGCAGATGGTAGCTGATAACAACTATACATGGGATAGAAACTATACTCCCCCTGTTGTTGGTGGAAGTTGGAATTCTGCAGCCTATCTTCAAGAGGGGACATTCGGAAGTGCAATAGTTGTTCAGGATTTATATTATAATGGAATTTCTAAGATGAGGGTTGAATTTTCTAACAATAACAAAAAACTTATGCATGAGTATGAAGAATGGAGAGAAAGAAGAAATACTTCATCACACTTACAGTCATATAGCTATATTACTTATAACATGGTTTACAGAGTGAGACACAAACCTGCTGGTAGTCCTCATTGGTCAGATTGGCAATACTACACAAGCAATAATTTTGATGGATTAAATCAAGGTGTTAAGTATGACATCAATATTCAGATGGTAGTTGTAAATTTTACAATAAATAAAAATTCAAATGGTGCAACATGGGGTGGGATAATAAGTCGTAACGGTAACAGTATATGGTATGACACAAGAGGAAATGGAAATTTGAAAGTCTGGGTTTCGACAAGTACAGAAGGTAATATTGCTGGTGGAGAAGCTACATGGTGGGCATACGAAGATTAGAAAGGAGAGCTAATGAGTATAAAGGAAGAAGTAAAAAAACCGATTGTCATTGATGGTATACAGTACAATTTTGATGGTGACATAAGAATCAAGATAAAACAGTTCTACAAGCTTGATTTGTTAGAAAGAACAAAAATAATAAAACTGGCAGAAATGTGCGATGAAAAATTTAAAGAAACTGATCAGAGCAATAAAACTTTCACAGAAAAGTTCAAAAAATTAAATGACACTATAAATATTAAGGAAAACGGAGATGTGGATTTTACAATCTCGGGCAATATACTTTTAAATGGTCAGAATGTTAAGAATGAAGCAACAGGAGATGTGACATCTAACGGAAACAATACTTTTACTGGAACAAATACTTTTAATAATATTAACTTGAAAGGACAGATTTCTTTTTTAAATAATCCGTTATTTACATTTAGTAATATGAATATTGGAAGTGGAACACAATCAGTATTTAACTTAGGGAATACAAATTTTCCGTTGAATTTATTGGCTAAAGACAATAAGGTAATGATAAATGGAAAAGATATTGGAAATAGTTCAAGTGCAGAAGTTATATATGATGGAGTTTTAAAAATTCCTGTCCCAAGTGAAGCTTTAAATAGTGATATGGGGGCGGTTATTGATTATAATTATGCTTATTTAGTTAATGGGAAAGAATATTCTTTTATCTATTTTTTGATTGAAGATGATACAAATACTACTTTTGATTCTATGATTAATTATTCCCAAGAACGGTATTGTATTAACTTCATTGTTCCTGCTGGTGTAAAGAGTATCTCAAAAAATGCTGTGTCTTATTGCAGTCTTTTAGTTCAAGTTGATGACAAACAGAAGAAAATTTCTTTTTCTTCTAATTATAAGATTGCTGATTATCTATGCATAAAAAAAATTGTTATATTTTAGGAGGTGAGAACATGGGAGGAAAATGGCTTATAGAAATAGTTGAAGATAGACCTCGCAGTTATATGGATATGGAGTATTTAAGTGAGGATATAATATATTTTGATAAAAGTATAGAAGTTGAAAAATCTGAAATAGAAATAGAAAATTTAAGATTATATAAGCTTGAAAATGAAAAGCTTGTAAAAGATGAAGAACTTATAAGAAAAGAAAAGGAAAAAGCAAAGCAGGAAAGGATATTGGCAATTAAAAAGGAGCTTTCGGAATTAAAGGTTGAATATTCTGAAAAGGAATTTTTGTTTAAAGGCAAATACTTGCAGAAAAACAGAGAAAAAGGTGACAGGGATAATCTGACTGGAATAGTAGTGTTATTAATGGCAACAGGACAAAAAGAGTACGACGGCTGGAAAGTGTTGGATAAGGACACAAGGGAGCATGTATATCTGAAGTTATCGCTTAATGATTTGAAAGTAATGGCTTTACATATGCAGGAGCAGGTCACAAAGGCATTAAAAACTGAAAGTAGCTTGATAGAGAAATTAGAAACTCTGACAGATGAAGAACTGAAGCTATTTAACGCAAGAGAAGAATTCGAAAAACTTTGGAATTAATCGTGTTAAAATCTCACGATTAAGCTCACGAATAAAGGAGGTAGTATGCTTGAAAAAGATAAATTATATATCAGTTTTCATAGACCAAAAAGCATAGTAGGATTTTTAATAACACTACGGACACTGGGCAAATATAGTCATTGTGAGCTGGTGTACAATGATTATGTATATTTGTCGAATCCTGGTGGTGTAAGAATAAAGCCGTTTATCAGAAAAGACAACATGGATATCTATGAACTTGACAGTCATATAGAAATCCCGATTGTGCTTGAAGAGTTTAAGAAATTAAAAGGCAAGGGTTACGATTACTGGGCAATATTTTTAGCTCAATTGCTAGAGTTGGGAATTGAGCATAAGGATAAATATTTTTGTTCAGAATTGTGTATACATCTAATTAACAAAGGACTGGACGATAGCTTGACTTACAACTTAAAGACATTAAAAGAAAGTGCATTTAGTCCAGTAAAGCTATTTAAATATTTAAAATTTATGGAGTTACTAGGAAAGGAAGTGATGTAAATGAATATAGAAAAACTTATATGTACAGAAATTGAATTTGACAACAAAAAATACAAAGTGACTGGGGTGAATTTTGAAAAAGATAATATAATACTAAATGTAGAAGAAATAAAAGAAGAGAAAACAACTGAAAATGAAAGTATAAAACCTGTTTATTCTTTCAGTCAGACGAGTTTGGACAAAATGTCTAAAGTACATCCGAAACTTATTGAAGTAATGAAAGAAGCTATTAAAAACAGTCCGTTTGATTTCAGAATAACAGATGGAGCTAGAACAGCAGAAGAACAATTTGCTTTGTATCAAAAGGGCAGAACTAAACCAGGACCGAAAGTGACAAATTGCGATGGATATAAGGCAAAATCAAATCATCAAATTAAATCTGATGGATATGGTCATGCTGTGGATATATTTCCGTGTGGGATAGAAGAAAACGGAGAATACAGAAAATTTACTTCAGAAGAGGGATATGATGATAAGAAATTGAAAATTATATCCGAGCATATCTTAAAGATAGCAAAGGAGAGAGGAGCAAATGTTGAATGGGGTGGAAATTGGAAAATGCACGACACACCACATTTTGAAATAAAATAACAGAAAAAGATATAGGACAATGGCAATCGAATTATGACTGTAAAATATTGTTTTTTTAAAACTAAAAATAAAATAATTGCACGAAAAATTAAGTTTATATTTTTTTTGTGTTGAAAAAAGTTACAAAATAGGGTATACTAAAATAGAAAAATAATAATCTAGAATGGGAGTCAAATTATGAAAAAGGCATTTAAACCTTATAAATTACCATTAAATCTAAACAATGATATTTTAGTAGAACTTTATAAAAAGGCAATAACGGCACGAAATAAGTTAGTAGAATTTTCAGTACTACTAGAAAGAAATCTAACTTCAGAAAATATAATTTGGATGTTATCACTGAACGAGTCGTTGCAATCTACGAGAATAGAGGGAACACAAGCTACGTTTGATGAAGTGATAGAGGCAGAAATAACTAACAAAAAAAATGTAGACATATTGGAAGTACAAAATTATTTAGAAGCATTGAATATTGGAAGTGAAATGCTAAAAAATGTTCCAATTTCTACAAGGCTAATTTTGAAATTACACGAAACAGTATTAAAGAATGGTAGAGGCAAAAATAGGGGACCTGGGGAGTACAGAAAAATACAGAATTGGATAGGTCCGACAAAAAAAATAGAAGATGCCACATACATTCCGCCAGAACCCCAAAAAATAGAAGAATATATTAAAAATTTAGAGCAGTATATTAATGATGAAATAGCAGAAGAGATTGATCCTATAATTAAAATAGCGATAATACATGCTCAATTTGAGACAATACATCCGTTTTTAGATGGCAATGGGAGAGTTGGAAGAATTTTAATAATGTTATATTTATTAGAAAAAAAAATAGTGGCAACTCCGACATTTTTTGTTAGCGGGGAATTGGAAAAGAATAAATTTAAATACTATCAATTGTTAAATAATTTGAGAACGGCTGAACCACAATGGAAAGAATGGATTTTGTTTTTTTTGGATGCTGTAATTTCTCAAGCTGAAAAAAACATAGAGAAATTAAGAAATATTGAAGAATTATATTTTAGATTAAAAGATTACTGTTTTAAAAATAATATAAAAGAAAAATATCTAAATGCAATTTTTAAGAATCCAGTATTTACAATAAATTTTTTATCAAAAGCAACTAATTCCAGCTATACTGCTACGAATACTAATATAAAAAAATTATTGAATAGTGGTGTAATTTATCAAGATGATAAAAGAAGAAACAAGTTATTTTATTTTTCAGATTTAATGGATATTTTAAGAAATTAATAGCAATATAATAATCTAAAAATCACAGTCATTAATTTGATTGTGATTTTTTTTGTATCAAAATTTTTAAAAATTAAGTCTAAGAAAATTTTATAGTCTCAAAAAATGAAAAAATTGAGTCTATAGAAAAAAACGGCTTGCATATTTTGAATATAAGAGTTTTAAAAACAATTCAGGTATAAAAGGTTATCTGATAGAATAAAATGCAAATTTGAGACTATCAGGTGGCTTAAAATCAAAAAAATATAAATTTAAAGGAGTGATGTAAATGAATGCACAATTACAAATGATTTTGGTAGGAATGTTAGTAGATTTTACAAGGAAGGAAGTTTTAGAAAAAGAAATAATCTTTGGAGCAAAAACTGGAAGCAGTAAAAAATAATTTTTTTGCAAAATTTAAGGATTTCGTGAGAAAAGCTCAGGAGATAAACAACCCATATATCCCTGATGATGTTGAGAGATTTACTGAGGATTTATTATTAAAAGGAGCAGAAGCACTTGAAAAAACTGTAAATATTGATGAAATAATACATAAAATACTTGGAGAAGAAAAAATAGCTATTGGAATATAA